CTTCGGCACGCGATATCGCGGCGGCTTATGCTTCTGACGCTGTGTCTCAAGGCAACGTGCCCATCTATGGAACCGTGTCGGGTCTATCGGGGCTCAATATTCCTGCCGGAATTAATGCGATCCGCCTCAATGGGTTCTCGGCCTCCGGCGATGGCGGCGGCTGGCCATTGGCAAAAGAAGTACCAAACAGTGGCGCCCTGATGGCTTGGCAGCGGCAGTCAAATGGCGGCACCCGCAGGTGGGAACTTGTTGTCGATAACCCAAAACCAGAGATGTTTGGTGGTATGGGTGATGGCGCAGACAACGCCGCAGCTCTTCTTAATACCTCGGATTACATCACAGCCCGAGGCGGCGGCGAGATCGTTCTTGGTGGCGGCAAGAATTTCTTTTCGCTTACAGAAGTCAACTTTGGGGACGTAACGATCCGGGCCGAGCCTGAGGCGAAGCTTTCTGGCTTCATCAATATGAAGGCAGATTTTCGTTTTGATCGCCCGGTGGATATTCATCGTTCCGGTGAAGGCGGCAACAATTATCTCCCGCTGCCAGTCACCTCTAAGCATCGACGTCCAATTCAGGAGAAAGAAGTTTTCTTCACAACTGCCGACGGCAACTATTCCGTTGAAATCGCCCTGCAGCCGAGCCAGCTTGACCATGTGCAGGTTCAGGACGGAGCGGACACATTCTTCCCTGTTTCGGCGGCGAGCACGACAGATCGAACAGTCACTCACGATCTGGTCGCGGGCTATTTGCGGGGGTCGGAAATTCGTGCGCGCGGTGGTGATGAACTCAGTGTCGGCTTCGAAAATGGCGGCTTCGATCACGTCGCTTTTATTCGCACGACCGGTGGTTATTACGAGGTGAGAAGCAACGGGTTCGCGGGTGCTGCGTCGGTCTGGTTCAAGGCTTCGGGCGCAGCGTCAGCAAAGTTGTTCGACTTCGATTGGACCGGCAGAAGCGATCACGCGGATTGGCAGCCAGGATATGCGGATTGGCGTATTCGTCTTCTATCTCTTCAGCGCTGGACATTGATGCTTAACGGGGTGGATGTCCTCTTCGGTGGGGTAACTCTCGCGTCTGGCTCTCTGATTACCCACGTCGGATACGGGGCGAGGTCATCTGAGGCAATTCAGTTCAGCATTTCAGATTGGGTCATCACGCGCAGTGATGACACCGCCGGCAGGGGATATATGCAGGTCCTCACATGTGGTGACAGTACGGTTGCTCCATACCATGGCGACTGGTCCACATACCTTGAAGAGCTGCTAGAAGGATCGTTGGGGATTGGATCCAAGGTTAAAAACATCGGCGTAGATGGTTGGACCATGGAGACGACATACAACACGCTGATCGCGCACGGACTGACGGGAGTCAATGTCGTCGTTCTTAACGCTGGCGTCAACAATGCTCAGAACAGCAATACAATCTCTATCGCGAAAACCTTGACCGATCTTCAGGCAATCATCGAGTATGTTCAGGCGGCAAATGTGAGGTTGATCATCAATCTACACGCAAACTACTATGCAAAAGGCTCGTCTGGGCTGGGCGTCGTCGTTTACAACGAGCAGTCGGCTCCTCGATATCGCCAAGCTATACGGCGAATGGCGGCCTCATATGGTGTAAAGGTCGTAGATAAGTCATCCGAGCTAAAGCCGACATTCAAATACGAGCGTGACGCATCGCCACCTCTACCTGTATTCCAGGACGCATACCGTTCCGGCCTGCGTGATAACATCCATGATAGCGCTGCTCGCTGCCGTGCGATAGCACATGCCGTTTGTCGCGCCATCATCGGACTTTTACCTCGTAAACGTCGCGGTTTTGACGAAATTGATGTTCCGGCATCCATCCTTAATACGGCACTTGGTTTTGCACAGCCGAGCACCAACAAAGCACGAATATCCCTTACGGATTCTGGCGATCTTGGACTTGGTGGCGAAATTAGCGGAGGCACTCGAACAAATGGTAACAGCATCTTGGCCGTCCCGGAAAATCTTCGTCCGGCCGGGCCACGTGTTTTCAGAACTTTGACCGTGAACGGCACTAGCATCCGCCTCATCTTATCGAGTAACGGTAGCTTGCTGATTTATGATGCTGGCAGCGATACCTCAAACATCATTCTCGATAGCCTGCGTTGGCGAGTTTCTTGAGCTAAAATGTCGTCTTCCACTCTGGGCCTATGCGCAAGCAGATTGTATGCTTATGGAGCGCAAAATGCCTGTTCCAAGAACCGTGAAAGAATGGGGCTGACGACAGCGCTCTCCAAGTGAGCTACACCGCAACTGTGGTTGGAATTGGCCCGCAGAATTCTTACTGCGCCCTCTGTCGTCGTACACATTATAGCAAGTCTCCAATCCGTAACAAGTAGTGCTCCCTATAGCGCTTTTTACTGCCGGAAGCGTAACCCGGCACCCATAACCACAATCAGGAGAACCATATGATGGGCGAGTTTGATCGCGCCTTGGCGAAGGTGCTTGTCCACGAGGGTGGATACGTGAACCACCCGCAGGATCCCGGCGGCGCCACCAATCAAGGCCTCACGCAGCGGGTCTACGACGACTATCGCAAAACGATGGGTCTCAAGGCGCAGCCGGTGTCGAAGCTGACGAACGCTGAACGTGACAGCATCTATCGCGCGCGGTACTGGGCGCTCATCAAAGGCGACAGTCTCCCTGCCGGCGTCTCTTATGTTGTCTTTGACGGTGCTGTGAATTCTGGCGTCAGTCAGTCGGTCAAGTGGCTCCAGCGCGCGCTCGGCGTCCCTGCTGACGGCGTCATCGGCCCACAGACGATCAATGCAGCGCGGGCGCATGAGAACCATGACGCGCTTGTTCGCAAGATTTGCGATCTGCGGATGGCTTTTCTGAAAGCCCTCAAGACTTTCAAGACGTTCGGTAAAGGCTGGACACGACGGGTGGATGGCGTGCGCGCGATTGGCCAGGCGTGGGCGATGGGCGATACCGGTCCAGAAATCTCCTATGTTGCCGGCGGCGAGGCGAAGGCGCGGCTGGTGGACGCCAAGACGCCGCCGTCGAAAGCCCCGGGTGATGCGGCGGCCGGTGCTGGTACGGTATCCACTGTGATTACCCAAGCAACGGATCAGCTTACCCCGCTCGCCAATATCGAGTTCGTGGCAAAGGCCGTCGCAGTCCTCACCTTCGCGGGCGTCGTCGTCGCTGTTGGCGGCGTTGCGTATCGGCTTTGGGCGAAGCGCCGCGCAGACGAGCTTGCAGAGGCGCTTTCGTGATGTGGTGGGCGCTCATCCCCAACTGGCTGAAAATCGCCGCTGGTGGCCTTCTGTGTGCCGCTGCGCTGGCGTCCGGTTCCTATTGGGCCGGTAAGCGTGTCCAGCGCGCCGAGATGGCCACAGAGACGCTGACAAAGACCGTCGAAGTCCTTCAATCAAGGAACGAAACCAATGTGGAAATCACTTCTTCCGCTGCTGCTGAGCTGTGCGCTCATTTCGGGCTGCCAGACGAGGAACGCGTCGAATGTGTGCGCAGGCTGGAGCAAGCTGACGCCGACGCTCGAAACCGCGCTCAAGATCACGATGGACGACCGGCAGTTCGCTAACCAGGTCGCGTCACATAACGCCCATGGCGTGAAACAAAAATGCTGGTGAGGATTGCACAATGATCGGTCTTGGACTTGGCCTGTCTCTCGGTTTGGCGCGGAAGCCTAAGTTTAATCCCGGCGCTCTGCCGAAACTCAAGGCGGCATCAATCGCGGCGGCTGGCAACAACCCGGTTGAACTGCCTGACCTTGCTTCCCCGCCGACAGTGGCATTCAGCGCCTCCACCGACGCAAGTTTGGTTGTCGTCGCTCCGACCGTCAACGCGAATCCGCTGATCTACAAATCGAGCGGCAAGCGATTTAGCGCATTCAGCGATCAATGGCTGACCATGGCGCATCTCAGCGTGGCCCCTCGCTCGGATGGCAATATCAAGGTTATAAACACGGGGCGCGAACCTACGTCGCCCACAGTTCCCGCCAATGGTTATGACCAGGGCAACAACTGGAATATCCGGTTCAAGGCGACAGGCTTGCAGGTCTTCGAGTTTTCATATCCGCAGAATGCCACAAACGCGCCTGTTCGCATCATCGTGGACGGTCGTTACATTGCGCGAGACGGTCATGCTGTGAATGGCGTTTCGACGTCCAGAGTGAAGGTGACATTTGCGACTGCTGCAACGCGGGAAATCGAGATCGAGATCGGCACGAGCCATACCTTCGCAGCCTTGAAGGTGAACACGGGCGCAACATTGATTGAGCCAACTCGACGCCCAAAGGCTGTCGTTGTCGGAACGAGCTTTGAAGAGGCGCTATTGATTGGCGCCTACACCTCAGGAACATTCATAAGGGACGCCGCTGGTGTAATTCGTTACGCACCATGGGACAGCCATTTCGCGACGTTCTGCAAGCTCAACGGCTACGACTACCGAAACTCGGGGCTTGGCGGCACTGGCTACAGCGCAACGGCTGGAGCACAGAACATCGTTGGCCAGATGGATTACTGGATTGCTGACGACACATACGACCTTATCGTTTTCGGCGGCCCGTACAACGACAAGGACCTGAACCAAACGACGATGCGAACCAACGCCCGCGCGGCATGGGAAAAGGCTCGGCTCAATCAGCCAAATGCAGTCATCATCGTTCAGGGGTGTTGCGGCGGCGCTGGCGTGACCAACAATAGCAGCAGCACAATCACGGCTGAAGCTAACCTGAAGGCAGAATTTGACGCGTGGATCGCAGCAGGCGAGAAGAAAGCCTATTTCATCCCGGTAAGCCCGAACTATGCCACGGCGCTGATCAAAGACACCAATTACACGGATTGGATTTCGACCGACAACACACACCCGTATCGCGGGGATGCCACGCACGGTCACGTTGGGATTGGCTATTATTTCAACACCAAATGGCGTGCGCTCATAGGCGCCTGACGTTCTCCCTCGAGCTATGGCCGGGGGGCTTTTCTTTACTCGCATAGCAAGGGGTTCGCCGATGGAAGCTATCACCGGGGAACTAGTCTCATGGTTCCTGCAACACGGGCCGATGGGCGGTATCGCACTGCTCATGACCGGGTTCTACATGTATGAGCGGAACGGGCGCGGCAAGGATCGTGAAGCCTCTGACGCGCGCATCAAAGAGCTTCAGGACGAACACCTCGAAACTTTGAAGATAGTTCTCCCGCTCGTTCAGAAATTCACCAGCACCATGGACACGGTTCTTCCTATGGTCGTTGCGAATGCAAGCAGGAGGAGCGAATGAGGCTGCTTTCCTGGTGGCGGTTGCCCAAGGTTCAAGTGAACCCTGACCCTGAAATCGAAAAAGAAAAGCGCGACCGCAAAGCCGAACTGGCGCAAGCGGTCGTCAAGTTCGAGCGCCGACGGGACCGCGTGCAGCGGATCGCAGAGGAAGCCGTGACAAGCATGCAAAGAGGCGGCAGATAATGAAGAGGCTGAAAACGAGCGTTGCGGCGTGGTCCGCGCTGTTTGCTGTCTTATTGTTCTGGATCGGTAACGAAATTATTCCGCCCAGCTACATGACCGAGATATCGTCCAGCCTTGTTCTAGGTGTGGCCTTCGCCGTGCTGGTACGCTGGTTCCGCGACGCTGCCCAAGCCATGCGACATGGTCGCGCCGGCGCCGACTTCCTTATCGTCGCCGTGTTCTCGATCGTCAGCATCATCTTCTTTCAACGGGTGTGGGTTATGCTGCTTCGATACCACGACCGCCCAGACTGGATGGTCAATTCTCCGATCAGCGCTTTTGTCGCGTGGATGATGGCGTGGTCCTGTACCTTGGCCCTTGTTGCGCCTGACATCGATAACGGGCGCATTCCTCCGCGGAGCCGTGTCTTGATCGGCGTTGCCCTGTTCGTTGCCGGTATGGTTTCGGGTGCGAGCATCATGCTTGCGCTTAGGCCCTGATACAGAAAACCCGCCAGCAGCCTCGTACTGCCAGCGGGTTCCCTTGAACTTGTGGACGATTGTCCCGAAGTCTCGACCTCCATAACGGAGGCGAAGATCAATTGCACCAATCAATGCGGTGCTTTGCGCGCCATTCTCGCGCCAGTCCTTCCCCCATAAGAACCTGCCCGACCTCCCGACCGTCTGGAAGATAAACATTCACCAGCGGCCGGCGGCTTTGCGTCCGGTCCCTTGCGCCGCTGTCCTCGATGCGAGGCACGCCAGCCAGCAGCAGTTCTTTCAGCCTGGCTTTCGCCTTCAGCGCCAGATCCCGCTCAAACTCGCATTTGGCGCGGCTTCCCATTTCGGGTGCATCCACGCCGGACTTGAACGGCACCCCTCCGCCCAGCAGACGCATGTTCTGGCCGTCGCACTTGATGGTGTCTCCGTCGATCACGATCAGCGAAGCGCACGCTATGCCTTCGCCGGAAAGGGCCGGTGCCGTGGTGACGGCCGTTGCCAAAATCACCATGCTGCCGATCATCATTTTCTTCATCTGAATTGCCCGATTTTTCATTGAAACGCGTGTCTCTCGTTACCTGACACGAGGTAAACGAAATGACACGTCGCATTGATTTTCCTTGCTGTTCTCGAAGCTTCCCAAGCTGAATACGAGGGTTCGATTCCCTTCACCCGCTCCAGCTACCTTTCTTTACTCTAGCATGCGTCGCACTGAAGGTCATGCGTTCAGGTAGGACAAAATCGCAGCAGCGACGTCTGGCGACTGTTGAGACGTCGCCTGCGTCGTCGACGTGTCGGCTACGGTGGATGAGGCGATGGTTTGGGCGGAGCTGCTT